GCTCCACTTCTATCATTGGAACCCCCAAGCCAAATGCCTCCGGGATTTTTATCCTTAATGAAGTTGCTGGATAGAAAGTCATTCTCATCGGCGCTAGTGACTGTTGCGAGATAACCGCCACGCTTTTGACAATCCATTTTTGAGGATTCCCAACTGAGAGACTTATCAAACCTCTGATATAAATGCCCTGTTAGATCATTCCTTAGAATTTCTGAGTCCGCGTGACTGATGTTCACTGAGAGTGCAGAGCAGAAGGCAGCAATAGCAAAGCAAATTTTTTTCATGATTTTCTCCTCGACAATGAATGTAAAATGAACGCGTAGCGCAGTAGTATAGCGAGAGTTAGGAAGCTTTGCCTTGGCAGGGACTAATCCTCTACCACATCCACAAACCGGAAGAAGATTCCATCAGGTTCAACCACCACTTCGACCATATCGGTTGGACCGTCGGCAATCGAACGGATCAGTTCCAACCGATCAATCACCAGCACCTCCCCGTTCTTTTGCTTGGATTCTGAGAGTCGTTTCTTGATCGAACGCTTGAGCGCTGGAAGCGTTGATTGGGCGGTCTTGTGTCCGTTGGGATATTTCTGAAGGTATTGTTTGAAGGAAAGCATGTTGGACTCCTATGGGTGGTTGTATAGGAGTATTTATTCGAACCTGAATACAGGTTTATTAAACTTTACTTTTTAAGAAAGTAGAAATACAATATTTTATAAATACTTATATAAATACTTTAAATCGTCGGGAGACGATACATCATAGGAATGCCGTGATTACCCGGACGCCAGCGGAATACCTACCTTCCGCCCAAGAGGATACGAAGCGCTCTTTTTACTGGTCTAGCACCCTCTTCGTTACCCTTCAGTAGCCAAACTGTAAACCGATCTCAGGATCAAGGGGTTGATAGAAACGAACCTCTATAACGCGCTAGGTCCGAGCAATAAATCTATTCAGCATTCTTCAGGAATGATCTTTTATGTAGCGAACACCCGCACTCGTTGCAGTTTTATAAAAACCTTCAAGGGGGGACTGGAGATTTATCTTAAATATAGGCGCTAGTGTTAATTCTAACAAATGATAGATAAATCAATAGAACCAACGAACGAGGGAGCGTAGCGACCGAGTGAGTATCCCGAGCGAAGCGAGGGATTAAAGGTTGCTAGAATAATGCTATATGATATCAACAGGACCAGGTTTTGGTGTATGTTGATCCTGATACGTTGGAGATCTGCTTTAAGCTAATCGGACTTTATTTACAGAAGATTGTAAGATGGGATCATTTTGCAATCAATAATTCCCCTTCGCTTCGCTTTGGGGAATCCAAACTCGCTTCGCTCGTTTGGCGGTCTTTATTGAGTTGATAGATTTCTCTACAGAATCAATATTAACAGATTGAAGCTACTGAATGATGGATACTCAAATTACATCAAAAAACTTAGATTGACGATAAAACCAACATCAAAATGCAAATATTTACATCAATATGACATTAGAACAATTCCTGTCGCTTCGCTCCAGGAATCTCGCTCGCTTACGCTCGCTCGCCGCTTCTATGAAGTTATTATTACAGTCTGATTTAGTCTAGAATTTGTTCGTCAAATCCCTTACAGTGAACTAATTAATCCTCTCCGCTTCGCGTCGAGGATTCTGAACTCGCTTCGCTCGTTCAGCAGTCTTGTTGAGTTCCGTTTTTTGCATTTTGTTGCGCGGTTCCGCTTCCGCACTCATGAAGGGTGTTGTTCCATTTTGAACAATCAACTTCCTCTCGTTCCGCAGAAGGATCGAACCTTCAGAACCTGTAGGGTAGCGAGCGGAACCTGCATAGAACACTCTCTCGGAGTGCTCGAAGGTCTAAATGTTGCCTGGGGATAGGGTTGCGCCGATGTTGCCGCTAAAAGCGTTACGGATAGACTGGTCCATCACCGTCCCTCCCAGATCTTCTCGATTCCTTGCTTCAGAAGGGTTCTTACGAGTTCAGATTCGGTGATGCCAAGCAATCGGCGGGTCTTGTCGAGTTCGAATGCTTGATAGGGCGTGAAGCGATAGGTTCTCGATTTTGAAAATTGTGAGGCGGTATTGGATGCTGACATGGACACTACCTTGGTTAAAAAGGGTATTTATTTTAATTGTATTGTTCCGGATTGACCCCAAAGTAAGGTTCGTGCAAGAACTCGCTCTAGAACCTATAGTATCGGCTCCTGGTAATGGCAATCTAAAATCCTGCTGCCGGAATGACACTGCCTGGCATGGTTGTCATTTTCACTATTTTACATCCAGAAGATTGATCGAGAAAGCTTTTACTTCACCCTAGAGGCATTAAAGACCCCATAGTAATTATTGTTACTAGCACCCCCTACATATGTTTTATTGTGCCCGATTGCAGAAGTTCTTGCCATATCTAAATATCCGACACTCATAGATGTTACGAATGAAGTGTAGGCAGAATTGAACTTGATTAATAGGTGCATGTAACAACCTGCATATGGGTTGTTTTCTCCGGTCGAGTCGCCGCCCCCATTAAAAACATCTACATATATATAACTTATTCTATCAGATGTTGATGAAAAATCTATGGTGCTGCCGACATTTGTTGAAATATTATTTGTATAATTCACACCATACCAAACAGGTGGATAATGTGATGCCTCATCAATAGGGAGAGTGATACTGTAAAACCTCCCATGAACAGGGACATTTATATTTATCACCCAAGTTCCAGCGATCTGTGCATATGTGCATTCAGAAGAATATGCAAAACTGCCTGCTGGACCCTGTACCCCCTGAGGTCCTACCAGACTGACCCCAGCACCCCAACCTTCATCGGTCTTCGGTCCATACATCCGATTGGTAACCGTATCCAGATAGAAATCACCTAAAACGCCTACGCCAACAGCAGGAGCAATCATTCCATTGAGGACAGTCTTACCCGCAACACCAGTGTCGCCTTTTAATCCAGCATCCCCTTTTTCGCCCTTTTCACCTTGATCTCCTGTTAATCCAACTGGACCCTGAATACCCTGCGCACCAGTCGCTCCCGCAGCACCGGTATCCCCTTTAAGTCCTTGAGGTCCCGTAGCGCCAGTAGCACCGGTTAAACCTTGAGGTCCCTGTGGACCTTGAGGTCCAACCAAGGCAACACCATCACCCCAACCTTCATCGGTCTTCGGTCCATACATCCGATTGGTAACCGTATCCAGATAGAAATCACCTAAAACGCCTACGCCAACAGCAGGAGCAATCATTCCATTTAGAATGGATTTGCCATTAGCGCCAGCAGAACCGGTTGTTCCAGTAGCGCCTTGAAGACCCGTATCCCCTTTGGGTCCTTGCGCTCCGGTCAATCCAATAGGTCCTTGAGGTCCCGTAGCACCGGTTACTCCGATATCGCCCTTGGGACCTTGTATTCCTTGTGGACCTTGAGTACCGGTTGCCCCTTGTATGCCCTGAGGTCCGACTAAGGCAACTCCAGCACCCCAACCCGCATCGGTCTTTGGTCCATAGATTTTTTTGGCAACCGTATCCAAATAGAAATCGCCGATGGTTCCTTGAGTCGTCGGAGCAATCGTTCCATTCAGAACAGTCTTACCCGCAGCACCAGTGTCACCTTTTAGTCCTTGTATGCCTTGTGCACCCGTTGTTCCAGTAGCACCCGATAATCCCATCGGACCCTGAATGCCTTGGAGTCCTTGACCGCCAGTATCCCCTTTGTCCCCCTTGATACCCTGTAATCCTTGGTCGCCCTTGAGACCTTGAATTCCTTGATCCCCTTGGTCTCCCTTGGGTCCAACTAGGGCAACACCAGCACCCCAACCCCCATCGGTCTTCGGTCCATACATCCGATTGGCAACCGTATCCAGATAGAAATCACCTAACGCACCTACGCCTACCGCAGGCGCAATCGTTCCATTGAGGACAGTTTTACCGGCAGTTCCCGTATCGCCCTTGAGTCCTTGTATGCCTTGGGGACCTGTTGCTCCGTTAGCGCCTGTTAATCCTACGGGTCCTTGAGGTCCCACTGATCCGGTAGCACCGGTTAATCCAATCGGTCCTTGAGGTCCTACTGCACCGGTGGCACCCGTTAGACCCTGAATACCCTGTAACCCTTGAGGTCCAACTAAAGCAATACCAGCACCCCATCCAGTCGCATTGGATACCGATGCCGCCACCTTGGGTCCATAGAGTTTCTTGGCAACCGTATCCAGGTAGAAATCACCTAACGCACCTACACCTACCGCAGGAGCAATCGTTCCATTGAGGACAGTTTTACCGGCAGTTCCCGTATCGCCCTTGAGTCCTTGTATGCCTTGGGGACCTGTTGCTCCGTTAGCGCCTGTTAATCCTACGGGTCCCTGAGGTCCCGTTGCACCCGTCGGTCCTGTTAATCCAATCGGTCCTTGAGGTCCTACTGCACCGGTGGCACCCGTTAGACCCTGAATACCCTGTAACCCTTGAGGTCCAACGATGGATACACCCGTGCCCCAACCAGTGCTCGTTGAAGTGGGCGCTATCTTGGGTCCATAGAGTTTCTTCGCCACGGTATCCAGATAGAAATCACCCACGGTGCCCTGGGTCGTAGGGGCAACCGTTCCGTTGAGGACGGTCTTCCCGGCAACACCCGTGGCACCGACAGGTCCCTGAATTCCTGGCGCACCCGTGGCACCGACGGGACCAATGGGTCCTTGAGGTCCCGTTGCACCTGTAGGACCTGTTAAACCCGTCAGTCCACGGGGTCCTACTGCACCAGTGGCACCCGTTGCGCCTTGCGGTCCTTGAGGTCCAACCAATGAAATGCCTGTTCCCCAACCCGCGGCGCTTTTGGGTCCGAAAATGGTTTTGGTCGCCAGATTTATGAAGTAGTCGCCGATTTTGCCGTCCGCGGTCGTCGGGGCGACATTCTTGGAGATCGTATTGGCATTGCTGCCGATCAAGCGCCAGAAGGTTGTCGCCGTCTCAGGATTCTGATTGCGGTTAGCGGAGGCATTGGGAAGGGCATAGAACGTATTACCGTTCCGGGTGACAACGCTACCTGCTGCATAGGTGGTGGTCGAACCCCATAGGTCGAGATAGTTCATCGTCACCGCGTTGGCGGCAGCGGAAAACATGAACAACAAGAGCGCAACAGATAGGCGCTGGATGGTTTGTCTTTGCATAAATCGACCCCCTATAAAACTTGTCAGACATAGACTGCCAGAATATGCCTAGTCTGAAGCATAGAGACTCCTAGTTCTGTGTCAATACGTAAAACTACGTATAAACCGACATTGTTAGGTAGTTTTTGCCCGATTTAGCGTATTTTTCACGCTCATGAAGGTAAGTTTCACCCCGAATTCCCGATCTAATTTGTCGGAAATTTTCCTCAAGGAGAACCCCTCCTCCTTCCAGCGAAAGATCGCTGCCAGCGCGTCTGCTTGCTCTGGGTTGGGTTCCAGTCGCCCTTCATCATTCACTCGATAGCCAAAAGGCGGTTGTCCCCCCGTCCAGAATCCGTTGGCTTTCTGCTGTTGCTTGACCTCGGAGATCCGTTGGCTGATCCGTTCTCGTTCAAAGTCAGCAAACGCCCCCAGGATCGTAAAGATGACCTGGCTAATGCCATTGGTCGTCGCGTCGCCGCCTAGGTCGATGAAGTGAACCGAGACGTTTCGCTGCTTAAGATCGTGAAGGGAGTTTAGTGCATCCCGTATGTTTCTGAACCCCCTGTCGATCTTCGGAATAATCAGCATATCACCCGGATTCAATGTGGAAAATAGACGGGAACCTTCGGGGCGCTTACGAAATTCCACGCTTCCCGACACCCCTGCTTCTACAAAAATGTTGTCTGGATTGATCTCCAGACCCTTGGACTGGGCGTATCCGATGATGATCTTTTTTTGCGTCTCCAGACTTTCGCCTTCGGTTGCTTGCTGAATGGTGGAAACGCGGGTGTATCCGTAAATGTTCATTTTTGAACTCCATCAGTGAATTCTGATGTTGAGTTTACGGCAGATTTTACGGAAGTAAAGTACGCTGTAGAGTCGTTTACGAATAGGTGGACACCTTTGACGGAAACAGTCCTAGCACAGCGACAAGGAGGGACTCTGTTACAGTTGCCCTACCCTTCCAAACGGAACGATCAGCAGGACTGAAAGGAAGACGGGATCGGAGGCAGCAGGGGGACTGAGGATGGAGACTAGATGAGATAGGTTCGCAAACGCTAGTCGGCGTTATTTTGGCGAGTTATACTTGGCACCGTGTTTGATCATAGGTCATTGATCTGCAACGAGAAGACGGTTCAGTTACCGCTCCTCTCCTCGGCACCACAACTTCTTAGGAATTTTTACTAGGATCAAGCACTTACCAATCACTGCGTAAGTTCTTTTCCTCTTGATTCGTAGGGTACCATAACACTGGTGCAATACAAATGTCCTCCCGGAACCCCTCCTACATCACGCAAAATCGACTCGGGATCTACATCCTTCTGATTCGCGTACCCAAAAAAATCATCAAAAAAAGACTCGACGGAAAAAAAATCATCCAGAGGTCACTTAGAACAAGAGACAGGCGCGAAGCATGTTGGCGCCGACCGAAAATTGACCCAGTGTGCCGATTGAAAATTGACCCAGGCACGAAGGCTGTTTTTGAACCCAACAGCCACGGGTAACTTACCAGAATCGAAAAGCGACTGGCGGGCAGGCGTT